GGATGTGTGGCTTTGGTGCCGGTTGATACAACCATAAATCCAGTACTGTCAAATGCTTTTGATGTTAAAACTCTTAGAACCGGTCAGATTCTTGAATGGTTTCCTAAACACATAAAGGTAAGGGTTTACAACGAGAATACTGGTAAGAAAGAGGATTTAATACTTCCAAAGAATATGGTGGCCATTGTGGAAAACCCATTGTATGCCACTATGAATGAGCCAAACTCCATGCTTCAAAGGCTTAAGTATAAGCTTTCGCTTCTTGACTCAGTTGATGAGCAGACAAGCTCAGGGAAGCTCGACCTTATTATTCAGCTTCCGTATATCATAAAGCATGACGCTAAAAGAAAACAGGCAGAAGAGCGTAGAAAGCAGATCGAAATGCAGCTTGCCGGCTCCAAGTATGGCATCGCCTACATCGATGGAACTGAGAAAATCACACAGCTTAACAGATCTGTCGAAAACAATCTTCTAAAGCAAATAGAATACCTTAGTAATGTTGTTTACAGTCAGCTTGGGCTTACTACAAGTGTATTCGATGGAACAGCAGACGAAAAGACTATGCTTAACTACTACAACCGTACGATTGAGCCGGTCCTTTCAGCGATAGTCGATGAAATGAATAGGAAATTCCTTACAAAGACTGCCAGAACTCAGGGGCAGTCTCTTGTTTTCTTTAGAGATCCGTTCAGACTTACTCCGACTAATGATCTTGCTGAGCTTGCAGATAAGTTCACAAGAAATGAGATTGTGACATCGAATGAATTCAGACAAATCTTAGGATTTAAGCCTTCTAATGATCCAAGAGCTGACGAACTTAGAAATTCGAATCTAAACGCTTCTCCTGAAGAAGAGCACATGAACGTTGATGGTGAGCCTATCGACGAAGGCTATTAGATTCAGAAAGGAGAAATTCAAAATGGGAACTACTTATGATTTTGGGGGCTATGCTACCCGAAATAATCTTAAGTGTGCCGACGGTCGGATTATCATGAAAGATGCTTTCATTGATCAGGATGGTCAGGTTGTTCCGTTGGTCTATCAGCACGATCATAACTCACCGGAAAACGTGATTGGACACGGTCTTCTTGAAAACCGAGAAGATGGTGTCTATTTTTATGGGTCGTTCAATGATACCGACACAGGCCAGCTTTGTAAGAAACTGGTAAGGCACGGCGATCTTCGGGCACTTTCGATTTATGCAAACAAACTTAAACAGAAAGCTGGAAACGTAATTCACGGTTCTATTAGAGAGGTGAGTCTCGTTTTATCTCCTGCTAATCCTGGGGCGATTATCGACTACCCCATCTTAGAGCATGATGATGAGGAACCGACCGAAGCAATCATCTATATGGATGAAGTAATCGACGTCATGCATTCCGATATGGATGAGGATGACGAAGAGATTGAGGCTTTGGCTGAAGAAATACTTTCTCATGCTGACGATGACAAAAAGGAGGAGAAACCCGTGGCTGACAACAAAGAAAAGACCATCGGTGATGTATTTAACGAGCTCACAGAAGAGCAGAAGAACGTAGTTTATTACATGATCGGTCAGGCCCTCAATGAAAAGGGCGGCTCTGACAACGATGATGACGAAGGAGGAGAAAACGTGAAGCACAACGTATTTGATAATAGCGGAGACTACCTGCAGCATGGCGGCATCGATTTCGATGCTATGATGAAAGACGCTAAGAGACTTGGCTCTCTTAAAGAGGCATATCTGGCTCACTCCGATGAGCTTATGCACGCTGATGATGATAATTTAAGTAATCCCGGTACTGACGGGTTAACTTACGGTATTGGTAACATCGACTACCTCTTCCCGGATGCAAGAACTCTTACCGATAGACCTGAGTTTATCAAGAGAGAAACGGATTGGGTGCAGGTTGTTATGAACGGCACTCATCATACACCTTTTAGCAGAATTAAGTCCATGTTTGCCGATATCACAGATGACGAAGCAAGGGCCAAAGGTTACTACCAGAAGGGTAAGCTTAAGAAGGAAGAAGTATTCGGTTTGCTTAAGCGTACCACCACTCCCACAACTATCTACAAGAAACAGAAGATGGATAGAGATGACGTAATCGATATTACTGATTTCGACGTTATCGCTTGGCTTAAGTCCGAGATGAGAATGATGCTCGATGAGGAAATCGCTCGTGCAATTCTTATCGGTGACGGAAGAAATAACTCCGATGACGCCAAGATCAATGAGCAGAATATCCGTCCGATCTACAAAGACGATCCGTTCTTTGCTCATCGTGTAGATGTCGTTGCTGGTGCTGATGACGATATTACTGCTAAGAACTTTATCCGTATGGCAGTTAAGTCTCGTAAAGAGTACAAGGGATCCGGACAGCCGACTCTGTTTACTACAGAGGACGTCCTTACAGATATGCTTCTGCTTGAAGACGATATCGGACATAAACTTTATAAATCTGAAGCTGAGCTTGCTACCGCTCTTCGTGTAAGCAAGATTGTTACTGTTCCTGTTATGGAGAACGTAACAACCGGCGGCAAAGAACTTATGGGCATCATCGTTAATCTGACTGACTACAATGTTGGCGCAGATAAAGGTGGTGCTGTTTCTATGTTTGAGGACTTTGATATCGACTACAACCAGCAGAAGTACCTTATCGAGACTCGTTGCTCCGGCGCTCTTATCAAGCCGAAATCCGCAATCATCTTAGAGAAGGCAACTGCCTAAGGAGGTAGCTTATGGCAACAATCAGAGGCGTAGAGGTTGGCTCCGGCAAGACTTATGATACGACCGGAATGAGTGTTAATGACATTAAGAAGACCGATCGTAAAGCTGCCGGAACCTATAAGCCCGGATGGTATGGAAGTCCGTCTATCGCAGAGACTCTTACCGAGGCCACTATTGACTATACTAACGAGCCGGCAACTACTGAACCGGAGAATCCGACTTCATAATTCAAAATGAGGATAAAACTATGAAATTCTATGGAAACATCGGGTTTAGTGAATCGATAGAGACATCTCCCGATATTTGGACTCCAACGATAAAGGAGTATCCATACTACGGAGATGTAGAAACGTTCGGCCGAGGACGAAATTCCGGAACTGATATCAACGACCAGATCACTGTTTCTAACAGAATTTCTATAGTCGCTGACCCATATGCGAGGGAGCACTTCTTTGACATGGTTTACATCTGCTGGCAGGGCGCTAAGTGGAAAGTAAGTAATGTTGATGTTGAGTTTCCTCGCCTTATTTTAACTTTGGGAGGGGTATTCAATGAGTCAGAGGAGGATTGAGCTTGGTAACAAGTTAAAAGAAGTCCTTGGCAATAACAACACATATTTTCAGCCTCCCGAGAATCTCAAGATGAAGTATCCGTGTGCCAGATATCAAGTTGATGGCTACAATCAGCGTCACGCTAATGATGACGTTTATAAAGTCGACAAACGTTACATGGTTACTTTTATTACTACAACTCCAGATAACGATTACTACGAAGCTATGATACGAACTTTCAAGCATTGCAGGTTTGACCGGATGTACATAGCGGATAGTTTATATCATTACGTTTTTACTGTTTACTATTAGGAGGAAAACAAATGTCCAGAATTATTTGGGATAAAACTGGTGAAAAATATTTCGAAACCGGTACTAAGATGGGCGTTTTATACGTCCAGGACACTACAGGCGCTTACGGCACAGGCGTTCCGTGGAACGGTCTTACAGGATTTACTGAGAGTCCTACAGGTGCCGAGTCTAATAAAATGTATGCAGACGATATCCTTTATGCCGATCTTCGTTCTGCCGAGGAGCTTGAAGGCTCTCTCACCGCTTACACCTATCCGGATGAGTTTGCAGAGTGTGACGGTTCTTCAGAGGTTGTTGACGGCGTTTACATTGGACAGCAGATTCGTAAGAAATTCGGGTTCTGCTATCGTTCCACGATCGGTAACGATGTAAACATGGACGTTGGCTATAAGTTGCACATCGTTTACGGAGCAACAGCTTCTCCTTCCGAGAAAGCTTATGCCACAATCAACGATTCACCCGAAGGTATCGAGTTTAGTTGGGATATTACAACGACTCCCGTAAACGTAGCTTCAATCGACGGCAAGACTTTTAAGCCTACTGCTTCTATCATTATCGATTCCAGAAAATATGCTACAGGAGAAGGCAAAGCTAAACTTAAGAAGATTGAAGACGCTTTATATGGCGTTGACGCTGATTCTACAGCCTCTCCAGCAATAGAAGCTTCTGAACCAAGACTTCTTCTGCCGGATGAGATCGTTAAAATTCTTTCAGCTTAACACCTCTCTCTCACATAGCCTCAGACTCTCTAAGTGGGGGGTCTGAGGCACTTTTTTTTATTTAGAAAGGAGCATATATGTATAAAAAGCCTATTACTTATACCGATTATGACGGTAATGAAAGAACAGAAGATTTTTATTTTAACCTTACAAAAGCGGAAATTATGGAGTGGGAATTCTCAAAAGTAGGAGGACTTAAAGCTCAGATCGAGCGTATCATCGCAAGCCAGTCCGTTCCTGAGATCGCTGCTCTGTTCAAAGAGATTATTACTAAGGCTTATGGCGTGAAAGACCCGGCCGGTAAGAGATTCATCAAGAATCAGGAGGTACTTGACGAGTTCTTACAGTCTGAGGCTTATTCAGAGCTTTATATGGAGCTTGCTACAGATGCTGATGCTGCCACAAAGTTTATCAATGCCATAATCCCTAAGAACATCGACATAGAAAAGAAGTAGGAGAGACTAAATGCTTCTGATAGAGATACCTAAAACGGAGTATTACGACGAAGAGAAGAACGAGTTTATGTATGTCCCAGAGACAACGCTAAAGCTCGAACATTCTCTTATCTCGATTTCAAAATGGGAATCTCATTACTGTAAGCCGTTCCTCTCAAGAGAGCAAAAGACGGTTGAAGAGTCTCTTTACTACATTAAATGCATGACGATTAATCCTAATATAGATCCGAATGTTTACCGTTGCATCACAAATGAGATGATGGACAGGGTAAACAAGTATATAGAAGCTCCGATGACTGCCACCACCATCAATGATCCTGCCTCCTCAAAAAAGAACAATGAAATTTTAACGTCGGAGCTTCTATATTACTACATGATCGCCGGAAATGTCCCTGTTGAGTTTGAGAGATGGCATCTTAACAGGCTTATTACTCTTATTCAAATTATAGGAATCAAGAATGATCCTAAACAAAAGAAGATGACTAAGGGTTCTATCTTAAGACAGAACGCTTCTCTTAATGCTGCAAGAAGGAAGGCCATGCATTCGCGAGGGTGATACGGTGGTTAAGTTTACACATAAGGGAGATTTCTCCAAAACAGATACTTGGCTTAAGCGGATGCTTAAGATGGACTTAGATACGGTGCTTACCCAGTATGCTGAAAAGGGGGTCCAGGCTTTGTCTGAGGCTACTCCTAAGGATACTGGGCTTACTGCATCGTCATGGTCTTATGAGATTAACAGGTCTGATGACAGAATCACAATCTCATGGACCAATTCAAATTTTAACAAAGGAGTTCCAATCGCTCTAATTTTACAGTATGGGCATGGGACAAGAAACGGAGGCTATGTCACAGGCATAGACTACATTAATCCTGCTATGAGACCTATCTTTGATGAGATAGTAGAAGCCGTTACGAGGGAGGTGAGCAAGTGAGTCAAACAGTTGATAATCGAGTTGTTCAAATGCAATTCGACAACAAGCAATTTGAGCAAGGCGTGGCTCAAAGTATGTCTACAATAGACAAGCTTAAGGCTGCGTTAAAGTTTGACAAACTTGGCGACGGTGCCAAGAACATCACAAGCTCATTTAATAATGTATCCTTCGCAGGACTTCAAAATGGGATTTTAGAGGTAGAGGCAAGGTTCTCTGCACTAGATACTGTGGCCTTTACAGTGCTTCAGGATATGACAAGATCGGCTATAAATGCCGGTAAGAATATTGTTAACGCCTTAGCAGTAGAACCTGTCACTACAGGTTTTCAAGAGTATGAGACTCAGATCAATGCGATTCAGACAATCTTGTCGAATACAAGATCTAAGGGCTCGACTCTTGAGGATGTCAACAAGGCTCTTGACGAGCTTAACACTTACGCAGATAAGACCATCTATAACTTCACCGAGATGACAAGAAACATCGGTACTTTCACTGCTGCCGGTGTAGGACTTGAAGCTGCTACCAGTTCGATCAAGGGTATCGCTAACCTGGCAGCCGTATCAGGCTCAACCTCACAGCAGGCGAGTACTGCGATGTATCAGCTTTCACAGGCTCTTGCTACCGGTACTGTAAAACTTCAGGACTGGAACTCGGTGGTTAACGCTGGTATGGGCGGTCAGGTATTTCAGGATGCCTTAAAGAGAACTGCCTCAGTCATGGGCACCGATGTGGATGCTCTGATTGAAAAATATGGGTCATTCAGAGAGTCTTTGACCAAAGGAGAATGGCTTACTACAGAAGTCCTGACTGAGACTTTAAATCAGTTTGCTAATGTATATTCCGAGAAAGAGCTTATCGCAAAGGGATATACAGAGTCACAGGCTAAAGAGATTAAGGCTATGGGGCAGAATGCTGAGGATGCCGCCACAAAGGTTAAGACAGTAACTCAGTTATTTGACACTTTAAAAGAAGCCGCTCAGTCTGGATGGACTCAGTCGTGGGAGATTCTTGTCGGTGATTTCATGGAGGCAAGAACTCTTCTTACCGATATTTCAAATGCTGTCGGTGGTATTATCGATGCTCAATCTGACGCAAGAAACGCTCTTCTTGAGCAGGCTTTTGGAGAGCATCTTGTTAAGAACAAAGAGTGGGCAGATACTATGGGCAGGCTTTATAAAGATGCCTACGCTGACACAGTTGATGATCAACAAATGTTTATCTCCGCGTCTAAGCTGTTTGGTAAAGACATGGAGAAGATGATATACGAAACAGATTCCTATGCCAAAGCCTTAAAGAAAGGTACGATTTCTGAGAAAGACAATCTTGAGACGGTTCTTGAAAAGACCGGAGCTTTCAAAGAGGTTATGGATAAGGGCATCGTCGATAAGAAGATGCTTGAAGGAGTTTATAAATTTAATAACGGCATTGGCGGTCTTGCTAAAAATACAAAAGAAGCTAAGAAGAATCAGCATGCTCTTAGGGATGCAGTAAACGAGACTTTAAAGTCTGGAAAAAGCGGAAATGAGATGCTTGATGATTTGTCTAATAAGGGTATTGGTCCGGAAAGAGTGTTTGCAAATCTTGCCGGAAAGCTTAGAAATGCTGGAACTTCATATGCTGATTTTGGAGAAGAGACCAAAAAAGTAAAAGGCTATACAAAGGAAGAAGTCGCTCAACTTAAAGAGTTAAAGAAGGCCCTTGAAGCGTCGAATGATCCAATGGTCAAGCTGATGCGTGAGATGGAGCGTCCGACTGGCAGAACCAATATCATCGAGGGTTTCAGGAACATCTTAGAGAGTCTTGGACAGATAATCGGTGCGGTTGGTAAAGCATGGAACAGTGTGTTTCCGAAACTTGATGCCACAGGAGTTTACAAAGCCACTGAGAGATTTAGGAAGTTTACTGAAGGGCTTAAGATAAGTGATAGGACGTTACAAGGAATAACCAACGTCT